TATACAAAGAAAAAAGAAACTTGAACAACAACCAAAACATCTAGATATGAATAATGATGGAGATAAAGATAAAGAAATTATAATGCTTAAAAAGCAATGTGAAATGCTTTATGATGTTGCATCCGAATTACTTAAGGTATCACTTTGTCCAAGATGTTACTATGACTTATCAATGTCACAGCAATACTGCGTTGATGATATCTCTAAAGATAAATATGATAATGTAGATCTCCTTGATGAATTAAATTTAATATAAAGGAAAGCAATGGAAATAAATAAAGCAGATCTAATTGAAATTATAAATGCTGTTATCGATGCTAGAGAAAAAATAAACAATACTGAAAAACTTGAAAGTGACTGTCTAGATAAACTATGCCCTGCATTATGTAAAATGCAGGGTGAGTTCACAACCGTAATACCAACAAAAAAAAATCCTAGATTTAAAAGTAAATACGCTGATTATGATGATATCATGACAATGGCAAGACCACACCTTGCAGCTAACGGCTTTTCAATATCATCTAACGAAGAAAAAATTAATGGAGAAAAATATATTAGAACAAAACTACGACATTCTAGCGGACAATATATATCATCTCTAACAGAAGTAATTGCAGATACAATGAATAAAACTATGATCCAAGCATATGGAAGCGCACTCTCATACCATAGACGATACTCACTACAAGGATTATTAGGTATATCAATCAATGACGATGTTATAGAAAATGATGGAAATCCACCTGAGAAAACAAATGAAACCAATAAGCACTATAATAAAAACAATATTCATAAAACTAATTACCAACCAAAACTTAAACAACAAATTCAAACACAGAAGAACAATAATATACAAAGTAAACCAAAACCACCAGAAACAATTAAAATGCTCTCTGCATCAGAAATAGAATTCTTAGATAGCGAATTAAAAGGTTGGGCAGACATAAGAGAGAAAATACGAAAAAATATACTTGGAAGTCGACCCTTTGAAGAATGCCCAAAAAGCCTATTCGATAAACTAGTGGAATATATAGAAACAGAAAAAAAGAAATTTTTATAAAATTCGTATCCTGGGCGTTGCTTAACTAGTAGCGCCCTATAGTTAAAGGAAAACAATGCACAAAAAAGGTGATTGCATACGACAAGAAATTTACCCAGTATGTGAAAAGTGTATATCAAAAGAAATAAAATTCAAAAAAAAAGAACACATTTTAAAAATTATAAACGAAATAGAAGATAAAGAATTAAAAAGCAAAATATATAAAAAAATAGACGAAGACTTAGACAATACCATTAAAAATTACATAGGACTTATATCTAATTCCATTAAATATTGGACAAAGAACGATGATAGTTATTTAAAAAAAGATATTTGTGAAATCGAATTAGATATATTAACCTCGCTAGATTACATAAAAAGATTAAGAGAACTTAAAGTGCAAATAAATTCAAAAACTTCTACAATTTCTTCTTAGCTCAAATTAGAAATTAAATTCTTTCCTTTGAATACCCCCCCCTTGATTGGGGGGATATTAATATCTTAAATTCAATCCGTGAAATTTCGTCACGAGTTAAACTATTTTACTTTCTGCATCCCTTGCAGCTCTATCTTTATAATCCTCTTGAGCAAACACTAAGTTAGCAAACTCATCCTTATCAGTAGGAAGAGACTTAACTCCACGAGCAGCTAATTTTGGCTCCCATTCAGCTTTTAACCTTTTAAAGCATTGTTCATATTTATGATTGATTATATAAAACAATCTGCGCTTCACGTCTTCATCAAATTTATCACAACAGATATCATTCTTAATAACTTTCTTCTGAATATCTGTTAACTCAAATAAATCTATTCCATCTACTGCGATTTTCATAATATTCCTTCTAACATACTAAATATACACATAAATTGGTTCTTTCAACACTACCGGTAATTCCATATGCATCAACTACTTTCGTGCCCCCTGATATGGTGCACTCAATAGTTAATGTGTCTGACGCATCCATATCAGCAAAACACACACCATGATGAGTAATAACACTGTTACCATGTCCTGCTGCATATGAATTTAAATAATCAAACAGATATGTTCTATTACTTGTAACACATTCCAACAAGCCTGTTGTATGTGATGATGTAAGGCCTTTAAATTCAAGAAAGGCTGTTACAAGGTACCGTCCCGTAACTGGAGCTATAAATGTATAGGTACTTGTATTATAATCACCATTCTGATCAAATCGTTCGCTTTCTAAAGCGCATGTCCATGTAGTACCATCACCAGTAATATTGCTAGCCTCTGTATTAAGATATGCATGAACTGCTGACTGTAAAGGCATAGTTCGCTCACCTGATGCTGTTATTGTAAATGTATCATTTGATCCTAATGTAGAGCCTTGCGATATCTTAAATTTATCTGAATCATTATCATCTACACCTATACGAAATTCTCCGGTACCATTAATATCGAATTGAATAAAACTGTCACCTGAAGCACCTGGATTTATAGTCAGCTCTCCTGAATTGTTATTTATTGTATTTATCTTTGCCATAATTTTCCTATACCGCTAAATAACCACAAAATCTTGTTGCGACCGTTGCAGCTCCATCAACATCTGCTACTTTAGATGTACCATCAATAGATAAATTAACTATTGCGGTATCTGATGCATCCATATCTACAAGACAAAAATACTTCATCGCAAGCTGATCTCCAGCAGTTTGATACATAGTTGCGTATGGATCACATGCATTTACTAAATAATCCATGTTGCTAGTATTAATACGCAAATAACCACCTCCATGGTCTGACACAATCCCTAATACTCCAACTTGTGCATAAAGAAGATATCGTCCAGTAATTGGTGCTATAAATGTATCAGTCGTATTATCATAGTCATCATTTTGATCAAATATTTCTGTATCAAACTCACATTGATATAAAGTAGCGTCACCAGTTACATTGGTATCATCTGTAGAGTTGTAAGCAAGAAATGCTGGCTGTAAAGGCATAGTACATTCACCCGCTGAAGACATAACAAATGTATCATTAGTTCCTAAAGCTGAACCTTGAGATATTCTAAATGAATCGTCAGTGTCATCTACACCTATACGAAATTCTCCGGTACCATTAATATCGAATTGAATAAAACTGTCACCTGAAGCACCTGGATTTATAGTCAGCTCTCCTGAATTATTATTTATTGTATTTATCGCCATAATGCTCCTAACATATTAAAAAACCACCAAACCTCGTTTCCATATTTCCACCACCTTCAACGTCTACTGTTAAAGTGCTACTATTTACAGTAGCTACTAAATATGCAGTATCAGAAGCATCCATATCCGCAACTGTTACATTAGAATAAGAAACGTCACCACTAACATCACATGATGTCGGATTAAATCTACCAACTGGATGTGTACGATTACTAGTTACTAACCAGAACCATGCTCCCGTATGCCCTACACCAATATCATTATATTTTACAGTAAAGTTAAAATTATATCGTCCAGTAACTGGCGCTTCAAAAGTATAAGTTCCAGTATTAAAATCATTATTCTGATCAAATACCTCTGTATCAAAGGCAACTGTATACTGCGTACCATCTCCAGTAACATTTGAAGCTGTAGAACTTAAATAGCCACTGAATGCTGATTGTAATGGCATTGTACATTCACCTGCAGCCGACATTCTAAATGTATTATCAGTTCCAAGAGCCGATCCTTGAGAAATAACAAATGCATCAGAATCAGTATCATCAACACCAATCCTAAACTTACCAGTAGTATTAATATCAAACTGTACGAATGAATCACCAGACGCACCAGGATCAATTGTAAGAGCAGAACTCTTATTATCTATACTATTTATCTTGCTCACTTTAATCCTCCGTGCTCAGACGCATAACGAGCTCTTACGCTTGCCTGTGCCTTAGCTTTAGAAGTAGAATATCCAACAACTTTCCAACGGCCATTTTCTTTCTTGTATATAGGCCATCCCTTTTTAGTTTTTTTATTTGCAACTTTCCAAGGCACTTTAATCTCCTATATTAAACAATTGTAAAATTACCAGATGAGCTAGCTACTACCCAATCCGTATCAGCCGTTATACATACCATCTTAAGAGCACCATATTGGATGTCTGCGGTAAGAGAACCACCTACGCCAGTCGTTGTACTAGAACTACCAAAATATATTGTCTCACCAGCATTTTGAGCTATTTTGAACTTACCAGCACCTTTGCCAACTACTTCTATTACTGAGCCTAAAGCTGCAGTATCTGGAAGAGTAATAGTAACTAAACCTGCATTATTTGCAATGTAACCCGTATCTACAGCAGCAGCTTGTGAGGTTCCTGTAATTTCTGACCATGATATTCCACCGCCAGCCGCAGTAATCGTTATTGTAGATCCTGAAGCTGATGTAGTTGCTCCTGATCCCACAATTGAAAATGACCCACTAGCTGGTGTACAAGTGCCTGAGTCAGTTGTAATAGAAGTAGGAACTGCGTCAAAATCTATATCTCTATCATCAGCAGTCCATGTTCTTGTGGTAGCTGTAGTAATTCCAGAGACATCAAAGGAGAGAACTTTAGTTATATCAGTATCATCCAGGATAAATAATCCTGTAGAGCTATCATTTATAGTATTAAATACAGGCATTATTCTTCCTCAATCTTAGAAGCTTTATAGTCGCGCTCTTCTTGTTTAAGTTTTTCTTGCTCTTCAGGAGTAAAGTCTATATCTAATCCCGTTTCAGCTTTTATTATCTTCTCTGCAACTTGTTCAACTATATTATCTTTTTTCTTAATAATAATAGTTGATACTGCTCCCACAATTAATGAAACACCAACTATTATTGCACCAACTAATCCTAAACTCATAATATCTCCTAATTTAATGCATACGTACCACTATTATCACTTATTATTACCCAACCGGTATTTGCAACATGACAAACTAATTCTATAGAAGTTCTGTCTGTGGAATTAGTAAGCAAATATCCACCTGTGCCAGTTGTTGTAGTGCCACTTACACCAATAATATATTGACTAGCATTTTGATTAATTTGAACAGATCTTAAACTACTAAACTCAGATATTCTAATAATGTCTCCAACACTAGATGTAGTTGGCAATACAGCTGTAAAGTTAGATGCTGATGTACATATATATCCAGTATTAACACTCAACGAATATGGTTGACTTTCACCACCTGTCAATATTACCCAGCTAGTCACACCACCTGTTCCGCCACCAGTTCCTGTAATAGTTACAGTACTTCCCGTTGCTGAGGTTGAAACTGTTCCTGATCCAACTATTGAAAGAGTACCACTTGAAGCCGTTCCGTCTCCTGAATCTGTAGTATAAGTTGTAGCTACTGCGTCAAAGTCTATGTCTCTATCATCAGCAGTCCATGTTCTTGTTGTTGCAGTTGTTATTCCAGAGGTATCAAATGTTAATACTTTAGTAATATCTGTATCATCTAGAATATATAGCCCTGAAGAGCTATCATTTATACAATTAAATACCGCCATATATTACTCCTAGACGTATGAAATATTACCTTTAGCATTAACTACGGACCAGCCATTATTAGCAACAACACAGAGTAATTCAATTGCATCATAATCATCTGTTGAGCTCATAGAACCACCAACACCTGTAGTAGTAACTTCAGATTCATTCATTCTGATATACTGTGAAGCATTTTGAGCAATACTCCAGCCACCAGCTCCAAGACCTGCAACTCTAACTACAGAGCCAACTGCTGCGGTTGAAGGTAAAGTAACCGTGACTAATCCAGCATTATTCGTTATATATCCATTGTTTACAGCTGCTGCTTGAGATGTTCCAGTAACTTCATTCCAAACAAGACTTGTGCTTGCTATCGTTACTGTACTACCAGCACCTGAAGTAGAAACTGCACCTGATCCAGCTATAGTAATAGTTCCTGCTGCCGCTGTAGCATCTGTTGAATCAGTAGAATATGTTGTTGCTACTGCATCCATATCAATATCACGATCATCCATTGTGATAGTACGTACAGTTCCTGCAGATATTGCACTAGCTTCAAATGCTATTTTCTTAGTATTGTCACCATTATCATAGATCCTAAAATCACTATCTTGAAATTCATTAATTGGAGATATAGAAGTTGTTCCTAATTCACCATTAGAATCTATAACAACCATAGATGGTGTAGCAACTGTATTACCATAAATACCAGCTATAAAACAATTATCTTGTTCCCCAGCTCCAGATCCTTGTGTACCTATTCTTATAACATTATCATCACCAATTACACCATCATTAGATATTAATATATTTGATGATTCAGAACTCGTATAATTTATACCTGAGCCAGCACCTAAAACAACATTTAATTCTCCTGTTGTTAAAAATGATAACGCTGGTGCACCAATACCAACATTAAGCGATCCATCTCTTATATTTAATCCAGCAGAGCTACCAACAAATGTATTAAAAGTGCCATCATCAATATTTTCTAAACTATTTGAACCTATAGAAGTATTATTTGTTCCATTATTAATTGCACTTCCAGCTAAATAACCTAAAAATGTATTGTTGACTCCTAAATTATGCATAAATAATGATCCACCCATAGTAAATATACCTTGAGTGAATGCTGCATTAGTGTCTGGTATACCAAGATTTCCTGCTGATACTTCTAAATCACCTGTTGTCACAGTTAAACCAGTTCCACAAGTTACATCACCTGGAAACGAAGGATTAATAAAACTTAAATCCTGATCACACATAGTAATTATACGTTCAGTACCAGTAGTAATTTGATCACATTCAAATGCTAATTTAGCTGTATTATCAGCATTATCAACAACTCTAAAGACATCATCTTCAAATTCTGGTCCTATACCACCACCTATAGCAGATATGGTTATATTACCAGGATTATTAGCAATATTAATATTAGTTCCTGCCGTTAAAGTAGCTAAAACAGGATCTGCACCAATACTACCTATTGGCAAAACGCCATTTCCAGCAACACCTAAAGATGTTAATGAACCATCTGCAGCACCAACAACTAGAGCATGATCTGTAGCTCCAGTTAAATTTGTTATTGCTAATGATTCTATAAAACTAGTTACAATCTGTGACATAATCTCTCCTATAATACTTTATAAGAAGATGATACAGTAACTAAACCAGCTGTTGGGTTTGTACCAGCAACAAGTGATTTAACATAAAATCTAGTTCCAATAGGGAATACAATACCATTAGCAGCATTATCAGTAACAGACCCACCATTTTTTTTCACTGGAAAATGATCTTCTATACCATCTAGACTTACCCATAAATCTGCATCACTAAAATTATATATTGAATCAATTCTACATGGATGCTCTAATGCTGTTCCTACTGCAACATAATTGGCCCCTACTGGCGTTACTGCTGTATCTAATGTTTTAGCTGGTTCCATCCAACCACGTTCAGCAGCTTGAAATGTATATGCGTTCATATTATTCCTTCAAATTTTTATAAGGGCGCCATTAAGACGCCCTTAATTTAATTACGCTTTCAAGATCCAAAATGCTACTACAATATCTCCATTAAGAGCCGCTGCTCCATTATTTTGAAGATCTAATGTAAATGATCCTGCCGCTGGTTTCACACGTTCTAATGTCATTCTTGCATCATTTGCACCCTTATTAGAAACAGTTGCTAATATTACAGAATCAGCAGTACATATACTATTTGTTATAGTTAAAGTTACTTGAGCTGCTGCAGCAGTTGTTTGACCTGTAAATATTGCCCACCCAACATTAGCATCAATTGTAAGAGCTACACCAGCAGCAGTTGCCGTAGCTGGCTCTACTGTAGCTATACCAGAAGCATTAAGAGCAATACCACCTGTACCAGCTTGAATTGTTGTAGATGATGTTGTGTTTGTACTTCCTGCCACTAAATTACGTGCTGCTGCACCCGTACAAACATTTACATCTTGAGCATTTGCTCCAGTTGCTATATTGATTGCACCGCCTGTGGAATCAGCAGAAATAGCACCTGTAGCCGCAATAGCAAACGTCCCATCAGTATCCATAGCTGTACCGCCTGAACCAGAATCTAAATTAAGAGTACTCGTTCCACCAGCCACACCTAAACTTATAGTTCGATTACCTGCAGTTGCAATTGATACATTTTGATCATCCGCATCAGTAGCAATAGAAATAGTTGCATTAGAATTAATAGCTAGAGCACCAACAGAATCTATAAATGTTGTACCGTCTGAAGTTATTGTTGTGCCACCAGAACCAGAATCTAATACTAGAGTACTTGTTCCACCAGTTGCCCCTATACTTACCGTTCTATTACCAGCTGTAGCAATGTTTACATTTTGATCAATTGCATCATGTGCAATTTGAACTAATGCAGTTGAATTTATTTCAACATTACCAGTAGCATCAATTGTTGTTGTTCCATCAGAATTCAACGCTGTATTTCCTGAACCAGAATCTAATGCAATACTTGTTGTTCCACCAGTTGCCCCTATACTTACTGTTCTATTACCAGCAGTGGCAATATTCACCGCTTGATCATCTCCATCACTTCCGAGATTTATAGTAGCATCAGAATTTAATGAAAGTATATTAGTACTATGAATCTCTATAGTTCCATCTGAATTTATAGCTGTACCACCTGAACCAGAATCTAAATTAAGAGTACTCGTTCCACCAGCCACACCAATACTTATTGTTCTATTACCAGCTGTAGCAATATCTACATCTTGATTATCTGCATCAGTAGCAATAGAAATAGTAGCATCAGAATTAATCGCTAAAGCACCAACTGAGTCTATATCTGTTGTTCCGTCAGATGTTATTGTTGTTCCACCTGAACCAGAATTACAACTTAAAGTACTTGTTCCACCCGTTAAACCAATAGTTACTGTTCGATTACCTGCTGTTGCAATATTTACATTTTGATCAATATTATCATGCGCAATCTGGACCAAACCGGCAGATGAATTTATTTCCATATTTCCTGATGAATCTAGTGTTGTTGCTCCTGTAGAACTAGAAGAGATTATTCCATCAGAACTAAGAGCTGTTCCACCTGAACCAGAATCTAAGGCAACACTTGTTGTTCCACCCGTCACGCCCATGGTTACTGTTCTATTACCAGCAGTACCAACATTGATATTTTGGTTTACTGCATCATTACCAATTCCTATAACACCTGCTGAAGAATTAAGCTCAAGAACACCTGTAGCATCAGCAAAAATTGCATCTGTAGACGTTATTGTCACATCTCCTGTACCAGACTGTACAATTGTTCCTGCAGTTGTTGTGGTCGATCCTAAATAGGTATCGTGAGCAGTTGCTGTTGTACCAAACTTAGCATCTCCGGTTCCTACATCACATGTAATAGCGGTTGCACCTGTAGAGTTACCTATTGTGATAGTTTTTGCAGCAGCGTCTGCGCCAAGTGAGATGGCTCCTGTACCTGTAATTACTGTAAATGCGCCATTAGCACCAGTAAATGTACAAGCACCTGTTCCATAATCTGCATCAATACCACCAGCAGCATTTGAAGCATTAAGTATTATTGCATTAGCAGCAGCTCTTCCAGAATTAATATTAACAGAACCAACGTCAGAAGTTACTGTTACAGAATTATTACCGGTACCTTGGTCACTTCTGATTCTAATTGTCTCAGAGGTTCCAGCGTTTGCATGCAAGTAAATACAATCTGCAATGTCATCATCTGATGTAATTGTACAGGTACCTGTTGTCATTGTTAAATCTGCACCTGCTGTTACTGAAGTACCTGCTGTTAATGCACCTACTAATGTAACATCATCATCTAAATTTATAGTTACCTGATTTACAGCAGTTCTAGCCGTATTTATATTTGTACCACCTGCAAATTGAGTTACGCCTGCTAGAGGTGTTGCAGTACCAGCATCAGTAACAAATGAAGCAGATGTAGCACCTACAACAGAAAGAGTTATAGTACCAGCACCTTCAGTGATACCAATTGTTCCATCTGTAGCTAAATTCGCCCAGACAGGTGTTAAACCTGTTCTGCCAATATACAATTGTCCATTGGTGCCATCAGGTGTAGCGTCTGCAACAGCAGTCCAAGTTGCTTGTAATGGACTACCAGATTTAGCTGTTAAAATATAATATATTCCCGTAGACTTATCGAGCCATGGTCTTGCTAAATCTGTTAAATCTTTTACCGTAGGTGCTCTATCATAAATTAATGGATCTTTTGTTTTTTGAACTAATGGTTGTGAAAAACCATACGAAGTTTGAGGATATTCATTAATGGCCATTAAAAATCTCCTAAATTACTTTTTAAACCAATTATACACTTTATTATATAAACTATTTATTTTAGGAGCTGCCAATTTTGTTATTAAACTTCCAACAACAGTTCCTATTACTATATCTAATTTAACACGATGATTCTTAACTAGAGAATTATTTCTAATTTTATCTTCAATTTTATCTAATATATATGCATTTAACGAAGAACATATAAATACACCTAATAATATTTTTTTCACAAGTTTTCCTAACGCTTATAAATTCTTCTACTAATCTTTGTTATTAAACCATTAATAGAAGAATCTTTATAGCCATTATCAATTAAAGCCTTTATAGTATTTGCTAATAATTTACTATCTTTACGTTTTAATGCTCTAGCTATATATTTTTCAGCTGAATGTAAATTCATACCTCTTGAAACTGGAAATGCTCCTAAAAGTGAACCTACATAAGGACCAAATCCACGTGATGTTAATGATGAAACTGAAAATGGTAAAACACCTTGCATTAATGCTTTTACACGAGAGACAACACGTTCTTTTGTATATGGCTCACTTGCATCCCAAGGCTTAAATTCTCCTTCATCATATTTTCCTCTAACTGGGAATTGTGTATCGCCTGCAGGAGTTGCACCTATTAATTGCTGATAAGCTAATTGCAAAATAGGATTAGACTTACCAAATAATGTTTGTACTGGTTTTGTACCATAACCTAAAACCTCAAGTGCTTGTTTTCCAAAGTGTCCATATGTTTTTCTATCCTTTGAATCTCTTCCAGGATTAAATGTTATAGGTCCAAGTTTCACATTAACATCTGGTAATGAAAACATGTACCATTTACTTGGGTCTCCATCCCAAAAATTTTTAATTGCTTTATCTCTAGACCATTTAATACCTTTTACAGAATTATTTTTTTTATCTGTCTGTTCTAATCCTCCAAAGAGATATTTTAAACTTGCTTGTACTAAAGATGTTTTAATCATATAATTCATCCAATATTTTCTACCCATCTTTCCTGTCTGTCCTGATGATATAGCACTACCAGCCTGTTTTAATGCTGAAATTGTCCAATCTGGATATGCTATAAATCTACGCATCCATTTCATAGTATTTGGATTATTAAAAAATTTAGCAGTTTCCCAATTTTGACCACCATAAATATTATTAACAAATGAAGCAACATCTCTACCAATTTGTCTACGTTGCTGTTCTGTAGCTGGTCTACCTTCTTTTATTAGTTTTATTAATTCTTTGTTTAATAATTCATTATATGTAACTGCCTTAAGTCTTGGATGATATGTATCAAATAAATAATTAGTAGCTTTCTTAAGTTTTCCAGTTGCAGCCGTTCCAACTCTTCCAGTTTTAGAACCTACATAATCTAAAGCTCGATCAATATAATTTGAACCTTTTTTATATTCAATTGGTTTCTCAAATTTAACACCATCTCTAACAGCATCTTTCATAAATTGTTTACTATCTAATAGTTTATCTCCATTTTCAGCAATCCATTTAAAATTTAATGCTTTTGTAAAACCTAATGCCCCAATCGATGATTCTGTAAGAGCTACTGCATGAAATGGAGATAACTGTACTCTAAAAGTACGCAATATATTAGCAGCATTATCATAGTTTCTCCAAAAAGGATTATCTTGTTTAAAACCTTCTTTACTAAAAACTCCTTGAAATGCATCTGCTATTTGTGGATCTACTAAAACAGGAGACATTGAAGTTTTCCATTCTCCAGCACTATTCTTATATCTTTTTAATACATTATCACCAAATGATATATAACCTAAATCTTTTGCTTTTGTGTAAAGTTCTTTATTATTAGATCTAACAATAAGTGGCATATCTCCTGACTTTTTTTCTAAACCAACTTTATTTTCAATTGCATCAACCATTTTAGATTTTGCAAGTGCTCTATTAGTTATTTCATCATATATAGCAACACTATCAACAATTCCTTTATATTTTGGTGTTAATCCTGCTTTTATTGCTTCTGCATGTGTTAAAAATTGTTTTTGTCCTGAAAATGGAGTTAATTCAGGAAATCCAGGAGTTTGAACAGCTTTTTTTATATCACCTTCATATAAACCAGGCAAATATGTATCTACAAGCACGTCTCTTGGATTAATATTTTTTAACCTAGGATCATCATTAATTTGTTTTAAACGTTTCTTAAGATACAAATCTACATCTTTTACGAGTTTATTAATTTTTGGTGATGCTCTTTCTTTAAGTTTTTCATATGTATCACCTACTATATTTGGATTACCAGTTTTCTGTCTTAAATATGATGCTTCTTCTAATTGTGTTTTAGTAAAACGAGGAACCATTTTTCCTTTTTCTTTTTTAAATATTTTATCTCTAAACTCTAATTGTGTTTCAAATATTTTTGCATCACGTTCACCAACATGTTCTTTTAATAAATCAAATGCTTGTTTGTTTTGCACACTTTGTTTTATTTCTTGTGCATAACCTTGAATTCTCTGTATTGGTTTACGTATTGGTGCTGGTAGTTTTTCAATAAATCTAGATGGTGCTTTTTTTATTGGTTCTGGTAAATATTTTTTTATTGGTGCTCCAAACTTGTGTGCTATTCCCATAGCAGCCATAGCAAGCGCATTATCTCGCCATTGTTCTTTTGTTGGTAATTGACCTTCAATAAGTGATTGTGCTGCATTTATACCAAGGTACTCTAATCCTTTATATGTTGCTTTTTGACCTGCTCTCGTATTAAGAACTCTATTCCATATAGGAACTTTTTTTAATAGTGGTAAAAATCTACCCATATTTGCAGTAACTAAACCTACAGCACCAGACTTTGCACCTTCACCTAAAATATTTCCAGTACGAGAAATAAATCCTTCAAATGTAGCATCACCACCTTGTTTTGCATAATCTTTATATTCATCAAATGATTTTTTAATCATTGTTGGAAGAGCCATAGTCATAAATGCACCACCCAACATAGCCCCTGTTGCAGTGCCTATAACAGGTACAATAGAACCTATAGTACCCCCTATAATAGCGCCAAGAGCAGCACCTCCACTGTAAGCAGGAGCATCCGAAGCAAGTTCTCCCCCAAATTCTGCCAAATATTCTGCAAATGTATCTGCTTGTTCTTTATCTTCTGGAGTACCTATAATCAAACCTGTTACACCTTTACCAAAACCTCTAGTTGCTGATTTAGCTAATTTAGTAATAATAGATGAATCTTTTTTATATTGCTGAGGAGTTTGAGATGGTCCATATATATCATCTGGAGTAATATCATATATATCATTTAATTCATTCTCATCAAAAGAAGTATCTGATAATTCAGCTATATCTTGATTTATTTGATCTAAATCATCTAATGTAACATCAAACGAATCATCAAAATTATTTTGATCTTCAATATTAAAACCTAAAGCTTGATCTTGATCTTTATTTATTTGATCTAAATCATCTAATGTAACATCAAATGAGTCATCTATAGGTACTAATTCATTAGCCATACTAGCTCCTATCTATTTCTATATAATTGATTAAGAACTCTCATTGATTCATTAGAAGTATTTGATTGCAAACCACCTCTTGGAACATATTGATTAGCTATTGGATTTACATTCATAGTTCTATATGCAGGTGGTGAAACTATTTGTGGTGTCATATAATTTGCAACTCTAGATAATAATGAAGGTTGTTGTGCTGCTAAAAGTGCCTCTTGTTGTTTAATTGCTCTTAATTTTTTCTGTTCTTTTATTTTATTTTTTATAATTTGTTTATTTGGTTTTGGTGTTACATATCCTAAATTATCATATATTCTATGTTTTGCTTTCTCTATTTTATAAACTTGCTGATATGGTAATAATGATGCAAATTTTGGACTTTTTTTTGCATGTATAATTGCTTGTTGTTTTACAAATGTTTTAATAATATCATCAGATTCTTTAGTAATAGGATCACCTCTAACAATAGAGGCTATTAGTGGATTTACTGACTCAAGTGTTTTCAACTCTATATCATCTATTTTACCAGCCTCATAACGTTTTTTAATATTATATATTCTTTGAGTTTCTGTAGGCAATCCCGATGGTGTTTTTTTCTTTTTAAATTTATCAATACTATATATACCATGATACATACGAGCATCTTCTCGTGTACCACCAGCCTTTAAAATATCCTGTTCATACTTATTAAAATTACGTTGTGCTGTTTTTTGTGAAGCTATACTTTGTGATTGCCTTCTTGTTGATTCTTTATCTATAAAAGCTCTAGCTTCCTTATTATTTAAACCTTGTAACAAGTTAGGATCTATATTATTTAATCTTGCATAATTTATTAATGATTGCTCTTCTTCTAATCTTTTTTGTTCTCTTTGTTGTTGTGTTGACGTTGCTGCTTGATTTAATCTTCTCCAATTCAAAAACTTCATTTGTTCATTAGGATCCATTTGTATAAATTGTTCATAATCAGGATTATTTTTATTTATTCCTTGTGTTCTAGCTAATGCTTGAATTGATCTTTGTTTACGAGCAATTCTATCTGACTCTAATTTTGCACCTAAATAACCGCCTAATATATTTGCTAAACTGCTTGTTGCACTATTTAATAACATTTCATTTGGATTATATTCTGGTTCATCTGCATAATAATTAGCCATATTATTCCTTTTTAACTATTTGGACCTACAGTAGGATTAACTTTAAAAGCTTCCTCTATTTTTCTTCCTATTATTGGTTCCGTAACTCTACCTATCTCTTCTCCAACTCTCCAAAGTTTTGATTGTTTAGGTACAGTTCTACGCAATGCAGGTTTAGGAGTTATCTTTTGCCCTAATACTGCTTGTTGTGCTTGTAAATTTCCAGCTCTTGCGCCTAATATTGCTTGTAATTCATTTTCCTCTGCGCGTTGTGCTGCAAGATTTACTGCATTTTCAAATTGTTGTTGTTGTTGCGCTTGTTGTAATTGCATTTCTGCTATTTGAGCCTTTCTATTTGCACGTTGAATATTTCTTTGTTGTTGTATTTTTTTTCTAGATATTCCTTCACCAGATCTTTCTATATTTCGTTGCATTACTTGTGGAGTTAATACATCTACTAATTGCTCATTTAAACCACTTAATGCTTCTTGTGCTGAAACTGGTCGGCCTAATAATCTACTTGATTGTTCTTGTAAAAATGGCAATGAACGTTGTAATGCATTAGTAATAACTGGATTTGCTAGTTGTTCACCTGTTTCAAAACCACTATATGAAAATGGTGTATATTTTTTAAATCCAAGTTTATTTGCAATCCAATCATTTATTCCTGTTGCTTTTCCAATATCATATAATCCTTCTGCTGTACCTAATGCAGTTCTTAAATTTCTTGCTGCATTTTTACTACCTAATAAATTTCCTAATCCACGAACTGGTGCAGCAGCAGCTCCACGTAATCGTTGAAGAAATGTCAATGGAACTTTTTGAGATGGATTTAACCAATCAAATGGATTATATCCAGTTAAATATTTTGATGCTGATCCTAATGTGGAACCAATATCAGTTTTTCCTCCAGTTAAATATTTTGATGCTGATCCTAATGTGGAACCAATATCAGTTTTTCCTGCAGATCTTAATATATTTGCTAAAATTGAAGTTCTAGCTTCATTTGCTGCAATCCCAGGTAATCTTGATAATAAAGATGATTGACCTTGTGTTCCTGCAATTATATCTGCAAGTCCACGCCTTCCTCTTCTTATATAACCACCCTCTTCACCTCTTAATAAATCTGCTAATGTTTTAAATTCCGGTTGTTCTTGAGTTAAATAATTAGTTAATTTATTAGCTCCATAATCACCTAATACGCTTCCTAATACACCACCTATTCCAGGCAATCCAATAGCAGATCCAAGAGCAGCTCCACCAACTTTGCCACCTATACCTCCAAGAGCTTCTGTTACTGGACGATATCTTCTTGCAAGTTTTGATACAGAACTTTCCTCCGGTCGTATACGATTAACAAGTTCATCATATGCCTGTAATAAATTACTATTAGTTGGAGATCCAAATTGTGGTCTTTGTTCATAACCTGATTGTTGAATTGCGTTATAAATTTGTGGAATATTTTCTGCTATAGCTTTATTTATCTTAGGAGAACCACCTGTAGCTTTATTTAATATTTTTTCAATATCTGCTTCTAATGGACTTTGTTCTTTATTATCTTCTGCTCCTAATGTTGTTACATTTGGTTCTTGATTTGCTTGTAATGATTTAGCTGCTTCTTCATTTATATCTTGTTGATCTTGTGTATATTCTGAACCAGACATAGAATCTCTTAAATCATTATAAAGTTTAGCGTTTGGACCTTCTTTACTTGCTCCCTTAGGAAGTCGTTTCATTTTTTCAGGGGTAAATATTTTTTTTATTTCATGATAAACTTTATTTTCAAGATCAGTCTGTGGATTACCTTGAGCTATACGCAATAAATCTTTATCTTTTAAGTTATATTTATTTTTAAATCTTAAAACATCGCCTTTACTAATAAATTTTTTATCTTGTAAGTCTAATTCTGAATGTACTAATCGAGCTGCTAAACCTGTTTTTCTACCTTCTGATTTAGCTCTAGCTTTTGATTCTTTATTATAATCTTGTATACCACGTACACCTTTACCAATAGGACCTCTTATAATATTATACTGACGTATTATACTATCATTTTTTTTACTAACTCCCTTTCCACCTTTAATAATATTATTTAATTGATTTAAGGTTATTTTATTTTTACTAAGAAGATTTCTAATACTTTTTATTTCTCTTTTATCTGCCATAACTTACCTTTGTTGTTGAAGATTAAAGGTAGGTTGATTACCAATTTGATATTGTCTTGCTGCTTGAGAATATCTTTGTTGATTATATTGATTAAGCATATTTACACGATTTTGTTCTTGTGCTTGACGATTTAAATAGTCTTGTTGTGATAAACCTACATTACCACCTCGTAATCTCATTAAAAATCTATCTAAATCACTTTGAGCAGATTCTTGTTGTCCTGTTAATCTTTGTCCTTCTATATCAATTATTGCATTTTGTCGTGCATAATTTTTTAATGCTTCTAATTGATTTTGTGCAACCTGTTGTTGTCTATTTAAATAAAAATCTTTAAGCGCTCCTGCTATATTAGAAGATCCATATCTTAATTGTCCGCCCATCATTGTTTGATATGACCCTATATCTGATTCATATCCTCTTTGTCCACTAGAAACCATATTTCTTAATAATGCTGGCAATCCTGTTAATGGTTGTTCAGGTTCAACATTTTCAATTTGTTGTGGAACATTAACACCTATATTACCTGGAGTAGCCATACCAAATTGTCTTGCTCTTAATACATTTTGAGGTCTATTTAAATATGATAATCCTTGTTCTAAATTTTGTTTTTGTAAGTTATATGCTTCTGGTGATAAATTCATCTGTGATAAAATACGATTTCTATTATATTTATAAGGTTTTTTCCATTGTTTATATTTATCAATTCCCCACGCACCTCCTTTTAATACATGTGGAAGAGCCATTAAACCAAGACCAACTCCTGTTAATATAGGATTAGCTGTAGCAGCTCCAGCCGTCGTAGTAGCCGCACCCCATCCTAATGGATTATACCATGCCATAATATTACTCCTAAAATAGATATATATATCTTTAAGAACATGTTCTATCTTATAATAATAATAAGTTAAATAAATTGAGAGGAAAATTATGAATTCACAAGATAATTATTTAGCAAGTAAAGTTTTATACACTAAAAATCAAGAAGATTTATTATTTAGTTTATTAACAAATTTTAATAAAACTGTTGATATTATCAATATAAAACCTATTGGAATATATTCAAACACCATTTCTCCCACTTCGGAAAAATGGTATATAAATGCCACATCTGAAGAACAATCTATATCTTTTATTACTATTGATTGTGGAGCTTTGCCAAATACTGGAACAAGCATGATACCTCATGGTATTCCTATTGTAACAGGGTATAAAATAATACATTTTTATGGAACTGCTACTGATCCTATTAATTTAAGAACTATATCTTTAGATAATAAAAAATTAGATGTAATAATAGACCAAACAAATATAAATATTACAACATTAGAAGATCTAAGTGCTTACACTGAGTCACATATAATAATAAAATATATAGCATCCTAAATATATTTAGCTGGTGTTGTATGTAATAATATTGCATTTACTACAAATGACTGAAATGGATAGTTTTCATCTAACTGTATATCATCAGTAGATGTAATTAGAATCGATATACTTTCAGCTGTAACAGGTAAATATATAGAATGCCATACCCGACTTTGTGTTAATTCAATATTATCATAACCAATTGTATCAAGAGTACTATTTCCTAAATCTGAATCAAATATTGCATTTTGTATTGTTGATCCATTTGGTTTCATAGTAATAGCAACTTTATTGTTAATAGTTGTACGAGATAAATTAAATGTAATTTTATTAATTGATAGACCAAACCCTTGTTTCATATATGGATTAAATTGCTTTGTTTCTATTAATTTATAGTCAATTAATAATACATCTGCATCTCCAACATAAGTAGATTCATCAACTATAACAACTGTATTATTTGCTATCTTTATAGTATCATCATCAATAACTTCTAAAACTTTATATGATCCATTTAATCCATTTAATGATGAATTTTCAATTCTAATATAATCATTTTGTTTTAAATTGTGATTATATATAGATAAACTAATATTATCTACATCAAGCCTATGTACATTTGCTACATATAAAGAAAATCCATTTTTAACATTATAATCTAGTCTTAAAATATAACCTTTTGTTGTTCCAATAATAGTTCTAGTATTTGAAAATGAAAGACCTGATGATGCATGATCAATAGATCCAATATATGCATAATTATCAAAATAGTTTGAAAATGTATTATTATTATAATTATAAACAATTGCTTGATTTGGATTTCTATTATTTGTGCTATTATTTACAAGAATATATATTAATTGATTATCAATATCATTATAAATATTTCCATATCTATATTCATAAGAATCAAAATCATCTTCTATTTTTATATCTATTTTAACTACAGTTTTGCCATTATATATATATATTCCAAAGTTATTAACAAATAAAATATTGTTATTATCAATTTTAACAACAGAGTCTTTTTTTGATCCAACTTTCTCATCTACTAGATCAATAATATATGGATTAAGTTTATTACCTGTTGGTGTTAGTTCATATATGCTATCTCTACAAAATATAACTAATTTATTATTCAATATTTCAGCACATTTAATTTCTTCATTAACTGGAAGATCATAATATCCACCTTTATCTTGTTTAGATGGTCTTTCATACCATGAATCTACATTAAAAATATTTCCAGTTTCACTATATCGCATTCTATTTTTAAATACTCTCTCTACTGCAGAACCTGTATATTCAACTGTATTCAATAAAAATAATCTACCATCAAATTCTATTATATTTTTTGCTCTACGTATTGATGAATTTGGTGTTATTGAATAATTTGGTATTAAATCTATAAATGATCCTGTTGTAGAATTATAATATTTTATTGGATCTGTATATTTAGCAACAATTAAAACTGTTGAAGTTGGATCACCCCCTAGTCCGCCAAAAAAATTTACTGTATTATATTCTCTTGTTGTACTATAAGTCCATTTACCTGTAACAGCTAACCATCCAGGACCATTAGGATCAGTAGGAACATATTTATATGCAAATTCTCTATCAAAAGCAAATTCTAAGATATCACCTTGTTTATTATATGAAGATATCCCCATAACTTTTGTTGCTGGAAACCAATATACTTTAGTACTTGGTACTGCATTATTAATAATTATTGTTTTTGTTGCTATATTACATGTTCCTGTAACAGCTGGAGCTGTTGTTTTCATTGCACCATTTGCTTGATATATAGTAAAAATCACACCACCAACAATAAATTGTTGTCCTATTTCTAGTGTTCCATTTTGGATTGATGCAGCATTTCCATTAAAATTACCTGTTATCGCATCTGTTGTGCCTATTTCCATTTTTAATCGTGAACTAATTCCTTTTGTATCAGATGTATCTAAAAGTTTTGGTATTTGTCTTCTTATTATACGTCCTTTATAAATATACATATTCTCTAATTTAGTAAAAGCATCTTCAGGTAATAGAAATGGAACAAGATTTGTTTGAAGTCCAGAATTTATAGGACCTATTAAAAATTTATCCATGATAATACCAATTATATGGATAAGGAGTTACTATAGTATTAAATATAGTTCCAGGTGCCTCTTTATATCTAATTAGATCTGATTTAGTACATACTAGATCTCTCTGGCGTTCAAATTCAGGCATTATCATCTGAACTCCTTCCATATTAGACAAATCTTCAAATATTTTTTTAGCTGCACCATAAGCAATATATTGCCACCATGATTCTATAAGTGGAGTATCTGTATTATTGACTAATGCATCCGGTCTTATTCGTGCTTGAAATTCAATTTCATATACTTGGTTTGGTACAGGACGCAATGTTAATTTATTATCATAATATAACATTCCTTCTGGTTGTGAATAACTATAAGCATCAAACTCATAAGTAATAGATTCAGAATCTTTTGGAGCTGCTCCAAATGTTACATCTATTTCACCCGTAAGATAATCTATAGTACCTAGATTATTATTTGCTTGATCTCTTAATGTTCCAGCATTTGCTTCTCTTCCAAAAGAATCAGTATTTGGAAGATCTCTGACTATTAATGCCTCTCCTGCTGCATTTAATGTTCCAATGATAACAGAATTATGTAATACTTTATTTGGTAAAGTATAAGTAAAATTAACTGTTGCACCATCACCAGTTCCAATAGTTCCACTTAACTTATTTTTCGGATAAATATTATAAAATTCATCTGGAGACTGCGAAAAGAATATTTTATCTCCAGATGAAAATATAGGTTGATCTATAGAAATAATATAGTCTTTAAAGTTTTTTAAATTTAAATCAAAGTTTCCAGTAGTTGTACTATAAGTATCAACATATGGAGTAGTGGCAAACTTTATAGTTTTATTTAAATCAAATACTTGAATTGTATTTGGTAAGTCTTCAGTTAAAAATGTATTAATATATACCAATAAATTTGCATCTGATAACTGATTAGTACTTGGCATTTTAGTAATACGTCTTACTTTATTTTTAATATCTAAAAGTGTTGCCATTACAATTCCTTTAATTAAATTTTAAAAATCAACTCTACTAAAGAAATATCTTTGATTTAAAACTTCTTCATGACCTATAATATTTCCAGCCATATCAAATATTGGTTTTATTGTAGTATATGAACAATTATTAATATGTTTAGCAACTTTTCTTGGAATTGTTTCTTCATGATCATGTCTTAATTTATATCTCTTAGCTGGGCGTTTATCATCACTATATGTAAAAGTGATATCTTTTCCAGGAGAATCTAAATTTCTAAATATACCTGTAACATTTTCATCATCATGATTTTTATCTTTAATATTAATAATTTCAGCAATTGCTATTTCTTCTTCTTTTGCTTTAGCCTTTTTAATTTTTGGCTTAGGTCCAGGTTTCTTTTTAGCTTTTTTAATATCTTTATATTTATCTAAATCTTTTTCTGATCTATTGTTTATGTTTACATCTTTAGTCATTTTATTTCCTTGATATAAGTGGGGGGACTAAGCCCCCCTATTATTTAATCTGTAAATAAATTACTTTCAAATGTTCCAGCGTACCATCTTATAACATCACCATCTGCTCCAGCTGGTCCAGCTGCTGCAGTAGCACCAGCTTTTAACTCAAAACCACTAAATGAACTATCTATAATAGCTCTACTTATAGGTATTGCTTGAGCATATTGAGGTAATGTTACTCCTGTCAATGGAAATGAGAAAGCAGTATAAGAAGATGTATCAAGATCTATAGTAATTGTATTTACTGTTGCTGATGCTGTTTTATCAACAATTTCAACAATCTTATTATTTATTTCTACCATTCCAAATTCTTCAGGAACTTTTAGTTTTACTTTATCACCAATTTCATAATTATGAGAAACACTCAATGTAACAACTGCTTGTGTAGCTTGTGTAATTCCAGTAATAAATCTTACTGCTGGATAATATACTTCTGGATATTTCACTTTATAGAATGAACCTGTTGTACCTGCTACAATAGTCGCCATAAATGGCAAACTAAATGTTGTAGCATTAAGATTTGTAATAGTAAAATCCATACCATTTAATTGTGTAGCACCTGTTACACTTCTAAATCTAACAATATCACCTGTTTTATAATCCGCTGTTGATGTAACTGTTACTTGTGGTGGAGTATCAGCACTTACAGCTGTTACAGTTGTATCTACTGCACTAAGTGGATTATCATT